GCGAACCTCTCGACCCTCGATGAGCCCGTCGTGATCAAGCGGTACACGAAGGTGATTGGCACCTACTACCCGGGGGAGAAGCCTCTGGAAATGACTGGCATCGGCCCTGTGCTCGAGAGCGCGGGCCTCCAGCCCCCCAAGCCGTCCCTCGACATCGCTGCGATGTTCCGCCAGATCGGACAAGAGCTACGGAACATCAGGATGGACGTGCCCTGCTCGGACCCCCTGTTCCACGACCATGGGTGAACTCCTTCTGCTCGTCCCGCACCCGTGGGACGCTCTCGGGCCCCCGCAGCCCTTGGGGGCTCCTTCGACCGCCGAGATGGAGGTTCTAGCCGACAAGATCCGTGCTCTTAGATCTCAAGGGGACGAGAAGACGAATGAGGCTGAAGATCTGAAAGAGGAAGCCACCGTCCTCGAGCGAGAGGCGGATGAGCTGTATAGCGAGTCAGAGGACCTGATCAAGGAGCTAAAGGGGCTTCCGGGGGGAAAGGAGATGGCTAATGAGTGGGACTGAGTGGATCGCGATATTGGTGCTTTGCGGTTTTCTAGGGGGTGCCTTGATAGGCTTTGTCGTGGGAACATGGGTTCAATCCATGTATGAAGATAGGCTTTGGGGAGCCTATGAAGAGGAGGAAGACCTTGTTCATTGAGTTCGGTACGAACCCACAGCCGGTCACGACGAAGGCCCCGAAGCCGCATCATCCTGACCAAGAAACCATGTTTCCCAGCGTGGTGGACACCACGTTCGCCACGTCTGAGCATCCGATGACGATGAACATGGCGATCAGCCTCTATCGGATGGCGCGCCAGAAGTGCGATGCCTGCGGCCAGCGGAGGGTCTGTTTCTTCATCGGTCTCGGGTCGAGTTTCAAGGGCCCGACCATGTGCGCCAAGTGCTCGGGGATAAGGTAATGGTGGTTCCTTCTTTATCGGTTCCAACACGACCGAACCCGACGAAGGCCGAAGAGGCAGATGGGCCTCCGGTCGTCAAGGCCGTGCTCCTCGGCGCGCCGATTGTGGCGGCGTTTTTCGTGGCGGCGGTATACGCACCGTGGGTTCTGATGGTTGGCTTCGCGGTCCTCCTGTTCGGGATGATTTCGTGGTGCGTCGGTCTGCTGGTCATGATTGCGATGGGACGCGACTTTTGATGAGCGGCATCGCCCTGTTCGACGAACCGCCCCGCGTCTCGATCAAGGGAATGGAGGAGATGCGGAACGGCCTCCTGTTGGGGATGTCTGCATTCGACAGCGGGAATGTTCTGGGTGTCGTGCTCGTCGAGGATGGCTCGGTGACCACATTGCCGCTCTCCACCTTCGTCCTCGACTGGCGCTACAGCGCTGAAACGGACCAGTGGGTGGACGTTTCGATGCCCAAGCCTGACACCGACACGTAGATCGGGCCTTGCCTGTGGTGTAGTCTTCGTGGTACAAATGCATATGGGTTCGCTGGCTCCCCCTTCTTTTGGTTGACCTCCAAGGACGGTCGAGCCTCTCTAGCCCCGAATGGACGGGTCGCTCTCTTGTAGGGCGACCCGTCCTTCTCATTCAGAGAGGAACTCATGGCCGACACGATCTGGGTCAGGTTCTACAAGAAAGGCAGCTACGCCACGCTGCATGCCCTTCGTTGCGATGACCAGACTTCAACTACCTGCGGTCTCGAGGTGGGCGAGGATGACCTGACAGAGGATGAGATCACCATCGAGGACAGCATCTGCGATGACTGCCTTCGCTGCGGCAAGATCAAGCATCCCCTCTCCGTGATGCTTGAGCATCCCGCGACTCGCTGGGTCCGCACTGCTCGGGAGCGGATGACATGAGCAAGTTCTACTGCACGTCTGAGCAGCACTTCGACTCCACCCATCTCGATCCCGCTCATGGGCCCTACGTCCACGGCCACCGCTTCCACGTGAAAGCTACTGAGCAGGGCACGGATGCAGGGGTTCGGTCCGACCTACCTTCCGACCTGAGAAGCGTCCTGATCGAGCTGGACTCGCACCCTCTCGGCGACATGCTGATTGGTGGGGCCCAGACCCTCGAAGGCATCGCCGCGTGGATCATGGAGCGTCTCCTCACGCGTCGACCCCGCCTGACCGAGGTGGAAGTCTGGATCGACGACGACTACAGGGTCGGGATCACGAGGGAGATCCGGTGAGCAACAACAAGTACGACTACGACGCCATAGAGAGGGCCTACGTGTCTGGCGACATGGGCCTGCGCGAGGTTGCTCGCCAGTTCGGGGTCACGAACCACTCCCTGATCTCGATCCAATCGAAGAAGCGCGAGTGGGCCCGCAAGCGAGCGGAGTTTCAGGGGCAGGCCAACGAGAAGGCCACTTCCCTGATGGCCTCGGCCGAAGGCCGTAAGCTGGCCCGCGAGGAGCAGGTCCGCGACCACGCCATCGACGCCATCGACGAAGCGATCATGAAGATGCGCGAGGACATGAAGGGCACCCGAAAGGTCTTCCGCGCCAACGAATGGATCGAAGAGCCTCTCGTGGTGATCCGGCCAGCCGACGTCGCCATGCTGATCGACCGGCTCCAGATCCTCTTCGGCAAGCCGAACAACATCACCGAGGAGCGTTCTCTTGGAGTCAGCCTCTCCGCATCTGGACCCATCGGGGTCGACATTCTTCGAGGCATTGTCGAAGCAACTCGTGGGCTCGTCCCCGGAGACGCTGGGGAGTCTCCGCTCCCTCGCATTGGTGACACTCGCAAGAACTGACGGGCCCGAGGCGGTTTTCGCCTACGGTGAGTACGTCTTCGGATACGTACCCGCAGCACACCACCGCAAGATGGTCTCCGAGACCCTCGATGCAATGTCCCATCGTGATAACGAGATCTACCTGCTTCCACGGGGCGGAGCGAAGACCACGTGGGACAACACGATCCTGTGTAGTTGGTTGATCGGGAAGTACCCAGACCTTCGCATCGGGATGGTCTCGAACACCGACACACAGGCCAAGGACTTCTCCCGGGCGGTGAAGTACACCATCGAGAGTAACGAGGCCCACAGGGCGGTCTTCCCCGAGAGCAAGCCGTCACCATCGAAGTGGACGGACAAGGAATGGCTCGTCGCTGGATCGCGCTGGCATGGCTCCAAGGACGTCACGATGTTCGCCGTCGGCGTTGGTGGCGCGATCATCAGCAAGCGCCTCGACATGATCCTGATGGACGACATCCTCGACGAGGAGAACACCCAGAGCGTCGATCAGCGTCAAGCGGTCGAGATCTGGTTCAAGAAGACCCTCAAGCCATGCCTCTCCCCTGACGGGGTGGTGGTAGCCATCGGGACGCGATGGGGCGAGGAAGACCTGTACGAGATCTTCATGAAGCCGCTCGCTGATGGCGGGATGGGCTGGCGGAGTCACGTGGTGTCAGCGCTCACGGAGGGACCTGATGGGAGGCTCGTTTCGTACTGGCCTGAGTACTGGTCGGTTGATCGACTGCTCAAGGAGAAGGACGAGATGGGCTCTCCGCTCTTCTCCTGCGCCTACCAGAACGACATCAGCGGGCTCCTCGAGGGCAACATCTTCCACGGGCCCTTCGCCCACTTCGACGTTCTCCCCCCGGGGAAGTGGCTCCTCCGAATGGGGATTGACCTCGCCTCCTCTGTTCGCGAGCGGGCTGACTACACCGCCCGAGTGACCACGGCCGAGAACCTCGACAACGGCGACTTCTACGTGCTCTCGGCCTACCGGGACAAGCGCGAGAGCCACCATGCTGAGTTCGTGCATGACGGCTGGCTCGCTTACCCCAACATCGGCATCGTGATCGTCGAGAGCCAGCAGTTCCAGTCGACCCTGATCCAAGAGGTCATGGAGACCTACCCCAAGATCCCCATAGAGGGCAAGAAGGCAGACGTCGACAAGACCACCCGCGCTCGAGCGGTGGCCGCGAAGTACGAGGCCCACAAGGTCTTCCACCACATGAGCCTGCGCGGATCCGCATTCGAGACCGAGCTTCTTTCCTTCCCCAAGGGGCATGACGACTTCGTGGACTCCCTTGGGTACTCAATGGATCTTGGCGGGCAGGAGTTCTTCTTCGGCAGCCTGAAAGTGAGAGCAGCCTGATGCCGTTCAAATGCCCAGATTGCGGAACATGGTGGAGCGGACTGGAGCATCGTTGCCCTGCGGGCACGATTGGCACCGGCACGGCCCCCATGGAGGTGCCGTGGCGCTGGGTTCCCTACGTCCAGCCGCCCCTCACGACGGGTACGTTCGTGGTGAAATGCACCTGTCACTTGAAGGGTTCTGTCCCCGAGATGGTCATCTGCCCCGTCCACGACATCTCGACGATCCTCTATGCGGGGAACACGTGATGGACGAGGCGCAGGAGATCGAGTTCCGCGACGGGAAGCGCGTGGTCCCTGCCTACATCGCCCTGATCCTCAAGGGGATCGAGACGTACCGCCTCACCTACGATGAGGCCATTCAGGCGGCTAACAAGAAGATCGAAGCCGACTTTATCAACGCCCAGCAGGACAAGATCCTTGCGGCGCACTTCAAGGAGCCGCGCTGATGGCCTTGACCGCCTCGCCCGGGGTTCGTGGAACTCTGTTGACGCCTCAGGGGCGCGTGGCCCTGAGGAAGTCGCTCTACGGGTATCGCACCTCGCCCAAGAACCTCCCGAAGGGCAGCGCCGTGTTGCGCTATCAGGACAAGGGTCGGGCATCGAAGTCGTCTGCGGCGTTGTTCCGCAACTGGGCCGAGCACTCTGAGTGGATCCGCGCCGCGATCAACATCCGCAAGACGCAGGTGTCATCTGCGGAGTGGGACATCGTCCCCTTCGACTCGACCATTGAATACAGCAAGGCTCTCCAGAACCAACTTCGGGCACTCTTCAATCAGCCCAACTATGCGGTCGAGTCATTTCGCTCGTGGGTCGAGCCAATCATGGAGGACATTCTTGTCCTCGATGCTGGTGTGATCGAGAAGGAGCGCACCCTCGGGGGAGATCTTGCCTACCTACACGCCGTGGATGGCGGGATGGTCAAGGTCTCGACGGTCTGGGACGGTGACCCGGACGAGAACCGCTACTGGTTCGTCCCGACCCCCACCTACGAGGTTCCCTTCAAGAACCGCGACATGGTCTACATCATGGCGAACCCCCGCACCTATTCGGTGATGGGGCTCTCGCCACTCGAGACTCTGAAGCTGACCATCGACGCGGAGCTGAACGGCTCCCAGTACAACACGCGACAGGTTACCAACGCCGCACCTGACGGGATGCTCGACCTCGGCGAGACGGCCCGCCCCGAGCAAGTTGAGGGTTTCAAGTCCTACTGGCTCAGTGAGGTGGCAGGCAGAGGTGCCATGGCGTTCATCGGCGGTTCCAAGGGCGCGAAGTTCGTGCCCTTCCGGGGCTCGAACCGAGACATGCAGTACCAAGAGTGGTTGGTCTATCTGGTCCGCAAGGTGGCGGCCGTTTACGGCCTTTCGCCTCAGGACCTCGGCCTCACGATGGACATCAACAGGGCGAATGCGGAGACACAGGCGGACATGACCGAGGATCGTGGTCTTCGCCCTCTGCTGGCGCTCGGACAGGACTTCCTCACGCGGGAGATCGTCTGGGACGAGTCCTTCGGGGGACCTGAGAACAACCTCGCCTTCCGTTTCACACGGCTCAACATCAAGGAGTCCATGTCAAAGGCCAGCATCAATAAGCTGGCGCTCGCAGGCATGCCTTGGAAGCCGATCAACGAGGCGCGGATGGACGAGGGCCGACCCCCGCTGGGCGATCCCAATGACGAGGAAAACCCGTACAACAAGCTCATGGCGAATACACCCCTCGGCGTCGTGACCGTCGATGAGGTTCTCTCCGCCAAGGAGGTGGCAACCAAGCCACCGCCCGCTCCGGCGGCTGGACCGTCGAAGAAGACGCCAGCCAAGTCGTCGGACTAGGGCACAAATAAGGAGTAATCAATGGCCGCAACCATCGTTCTGGCGTGCTCGTTCGGAGCAGGTCCGACCGTGACGGACTCCGTCACCGGTATCGACCTGATCTCGGCCGACAACGCCACCAACACGCTTGCCAACCGGCAGGCGAACCCGATCACGGTGGGCACCAACTCGTTCGAGAAGTGGACCCGCCTCAAGATCACCGCCACCCCCGCGAACTACGTCCAGTCGTTCAAGGCGTGGTTCAACTCCACCGTCGACACGTCGACGACGTTGAACTTCACCGGGGCCTTCGTGACGTACCAGCAGGGGACCACGGCGACCTCCACAGTCGCCGACACGAACGCCACCACGCACACGGCGGGCAACAAGGCGATCTGGGACAACGCCCAGTACACGGCCGGTCAGCTCAACGCGTACACCAAGTATCTCGCGATGCAGCTTCAGGTCGGAGCGACTGCTGGCCCGGGCAACTGGACCCAGCAGACTGTGAACTATTCATATGACGAGGCATGATGGGTCCAGTTGACCTCTCGTAGGTGATAGTGTAGCATTCTCTCAGGAGGTGCTACATGCCTTGGGAACACGGACCCAACTGGCGCGGAGGCCAGCACGTTGACTCCAGCGGACATATGCGGGTGTGGAGCGAAGCGAAGCAACGCTACATTCCTCGCTCGCACGTTGTGTGGCTGGAGGCCCACCCGGAGTGGCTGATTGCTCACCCGGATGGCGAGATCCCTCGCGGATATGTCGTCCACCATAAGGATGGCAACAAGCTCAATGACGTGATCGAGAACCTCGAGAAGATCTCGCTGGCCTCCCACGTTTCTCGTCATCGTCGGCCACCAGCCGAGTACATCAAGCTCCTACAGGGGCTTCTCGATGGGGCGGGTATCCCGTACCCACCGCAACACGAGGAGTAGTTCATGGCAGACATCGAGATCAAACCCCTGAAAGACCGGGGCGAGATGAAGGTCGCGAAGACCGGTAACAAGGACATCACCGTGGGCCCCGTCGCCACGGTCTATCGCCCGGGCGACTTTGTCGATATAACCCTTGACGGTCACGACAAGGTCGAAGAGGGATGGTTCCGGGTCGAAGGGCCGGGGATCAACGACACTCTGCGCTGTGGATTGGAGCGGCCTCTCCGCGCCCAGTTCCTCGTGCAGGGCTACGGGACGTACAAGGTCACCTTCACGGACGGGAAGAAGGATCTGGCCTCCGTTTCGCTCGACATCGAGCGCGACGACGTCGACATCGAGCGCGACGACGTCGACATCGAGCGCGACGACGTCTGAGCATCCCGGGGTGCCGCTGCCTCCTCGGCGGCGCCCCACCCTACTGAGGAAACCAAGTGCATGAGTCGGTAATGGAGTACGTCGAGCATGTCGTATCGCGCTTCGACCTCTCCAGCCTCAAGACGCTCGAGATCGGCAGTTACAACGTCAACGGCAGCGTGAGACCGCTCTTCAGGGGCGAGTACATCGGGATCGACCATGTCGATGGCCCCGGCGTTGATCGGGTCATGGGTGCTGCCCAGATGGACTTCCCCGACGCCGAGTTCGATGTGGTGGTCTCCACCTCCCAGCTCGAGCACGACCCCACGTTCTGGCTCACGTTGCCGGAGGTGGCTCGTGTTCTTCGACCCGGAGGCCACTTCATCCTGACGTCTCACTCAACGGGCTTCTTCATCCACAACCAGCCCGACTACTGGCGTTTCCTGCCTGACACGTGGAAGATACTCATGGACTTGGCGGGCTGTGATCTCGTGGACTCGCGAGAGGACCCCCAGACCCCCGGGTTCCAAATCACGGGTTTGAGAGGATGATCCTCGGTGTTCCCGTTTATGAGCGTCACGATCTCACCGATAGAATGGTCGAGTCGCTCGCGGCCACAGTGAAGGGATACTTCACTCTTGTCCTCGTCGACAACGCTTCTCCGCATCCATACCGGAGGGACGACTTCGACGTTCCCTTTCGAATGAGGATCCTTCGGAATGAGAGGAACGAGGGCAACTTCTATCCCCTGAGACAGGTGGATGATCTGGAGCCGGGGCACGAGATCGTGGTCCTCTCTCACAACGACGTCGTCTATTACGAGGATGGCTGGAACGCGAGGGTCGAGGAGGAGTTTCGGAAGGATCCCCTCCTTGGTCTGCTGGGGTTCGCTGGATCTCCCGAGATTGATGCTCGCGGTGAGCGGGCAGTAGGGACCACGTGGAGCAACCTCCGGGGCGTCGTCGGGGAGCCTGCCGAGAAGGGCGGAAAGAGGGACACCGGTCTCCATCCTGTCGTCGCCATCGACGGGCTTTTCATGGCCTTCCGCCGTGGGGCCCTCAACGCCATCACTCTGGACCCCAGCCTTCCCCCGGCTCACTACTACGACTACATTTGGGGAGCCGAGATCATCGAGGCCGGTTGGCATCTGGCTACTCTGGGGGTGGACATCGATCACACAGGCTGGTCTACGGCAACGGCGTTGGCGGAGGATCTGGATGGCGAATGGGGGCGTTGGTGCGTGGAGCAGGGCTACCCCGCCACCAATCCGATGGCGACCATTCGCCACGTAGGGTCGACTCACTGGGAGACGTTCCGGGGACGGTTCTTTCCATGTCGGGTCTGATCTCGGCTGTCATCCCGACCCTGTACCACCCGCCCCAACTTGCTAGACTTCTGGAGGTTCTCAAGGAGGACGGGGTGGAGGTCAACCTTCTGGAGTCAGGCCAGTACAATCACAGCATCTACCGCATGTGGAACGCGGGAGTCGAGATGGCGACGGGTGACTACATCGCCATTCTGAACGACGACATCACGATCCTGCCGGGGACGCTCCCCATGATGGCCCTGATCCTCGAGACCCAGCCCCGACTGGGCGTGGTATATCCAGACCAGTGGGCTCCTCTCGAAGGAGGGCTGCCAGAGAAGGTCCAGATCCAGCTCTCCGAGGGATCGGGAAGAGTCGGGGGCATGACGGGGTTCTGCTTCATGTTCAGGAAGGATCTCGGGGTCCCCTTCGATGAGCGGTACGGCTGGTGGTTTGGGGATGACCAGTTTGAGTTCGATGTGCGAGCGAAGGGGTTGACGGTGGGGAGAGTCAACGGCCTCCCGCTCTCTCACCAAGAGAGCACATCGGCGGAGCGCAGGAAGGATGAGCTGGGGCTGTTGATCAGGGCTGATCAGCAGCTCTGGCGTCAGGAGCACGGATGATCATTGAAATCGTCATCCCATGCGTAGGGAACCCGAAGAGACTCCTGTGGTCGCTCAATCACCAGTCGCGTCCGCCCGATCAGATCACGCTTGTCAGCAACGAGTTCTGTACCCCAGCGGGCCCCTTTGGTGTTCCGACAAGCGTCTTGCGTTTCGACTCAGAGGAGTACCCGTATGGTCACAATGACGTGGTACTCCGAAGGAATATCGGGATCTGGGAGTCGAACGCTGACGCCATCATCTTTCAGGATGACGACCAGATCGCCCCGCGTCACTTGGTGCGGGACATGGAGCAGATCCTCCTTACCGAGAACTGGGCGTGGGGGCACCATCGCTTTGTCGACTTCGACGATCACGATCCGGTAGAACTTCTTGACGCGGATCCATCCATCGGTCGCTCAAGGGAGACCGAGGTCAACTTCTTCCACACGTACCAGAGCGGCTATGCAGGCTGTCTTGGGGTCAAGCGGGGCCACATCCTCAGCCATGGCGGGTTTGACATGCTCTTCCTCGGCCGACACGCTTGCGAGGACCAGAACCTCGCGAAGCGGATGTGTGGGCCGATGATCAAGATCTGGGAGCCACCGTTCTCATGGCACCCCCTGAGGTCCCCCAACAGGGCGCAGGGGCCCACCAACACTTGTCTGGGCGAGCACGACTGGGAGCCGGATGTCTTCAACGGTGTCGTGTTCTCGAGGTGCTCGAGGTGCCCGTTGTGGAGGTTTGCTGATCGTAAGGAGCAGTTGTTCCGCGATGAAATCGTCGTACCCTATGAGCATCAGCTCGTCGACGTAACAGTGGAGGCAATCTAATGGCAGCAGCGATCACCGTAACCCCGGCCAGCGGGCTCATCACCGCCAAGCAGACGGTCTGCACCTTCGCCATCGCGGGGGCCCCGACCAACGACACCGGCAGTAACGACCCCACGTTGTACCCGGCTGATCCCGAGATCCACTACGCCATGACCTTCGTGGTCGGCGGGGTAGAAGTTGGCCGAACGCAGGTGTTCGGGACGACCCCGGACGGGGCGTTCCAGTTCAACAGCTACATCTTCCCGTCGGCTGGGAGCTACACCGTGCAGCTCTACGATGTCACCGACCCCACGAGTCCTTCGGCTGTCAGCGCCGCCGCCACCATCGTCGTCGCCTGACCATGGG